TAACCACGGATCTAAGAATTGACATTGAGAAAATAAATCTAAAGGTGATTTAGTTACAGGAGAACCTGTAAGTATTCTTCTAAACTTAGATAAAGGTTTTAAAGATAAAATGCTTTTAGTTCTTTTAGCATTTGGATTTTTTATTGTAGTTGATTCATCAATACCTATCAATGCGTTGTGACAAGATAAAAACTTATGTGCAAACAACACACCTTTTTTAGTAGAGAAAGCTTCAACATTCATAATTAAAATATGTAATTCAGCACCTGTAGTAAATAAAGGTTTTAATTCTTTTGCATTAGGATCAGTTCTCCATAAACCTACTTTCTTTTCTATGTAGTCAGGCATATGATTTGGTATCTCAGAATCAAACCAGTTTTTATATACACCTTTAGGTGCAATAATTAATGCACCATTAATCTTGCCTGCATTATAAAGCATAGCAATATTATCAATAAGGACCTTAGATTTACCTGTACCCATCTCCATAAAGTATGCAAAAACTTCTTTATCCCAAGACATTTCTAATGCTTTGGATTGATGAGCAAATGGTTTGCTTTTAAATTTATAGTTCATAATTTAATAGTTCTTTCTATTGAAATCATATATATAGTTTGATATAAAATGTCAAGAAGGAAATATTACTAATGCAATTTACAAGTCAAACTAAACTTGGCAACAACAATATTGTTTACGTCATACAAGACATACCTGGTACAAAAATAGGTGCGCCTAAAATAAATATTATTGGTGCAACCCAATATGGACAATTAAAAGTTTTATTACCAGAAAATTCACAAATTATTTTAAGTCCTGCATATGTTATCACAACATTAAAACAAAAATTAAAAGATTATAAATCAAATGATTATTTACTACTTACAGGCGATCCTGCAATAATTGGTGTAGCGTGTTCAATAGTTTCTGATATAACTAACGGAAAATATAAATTATTAAAATGGGATAAACAAGAAAGAAGATATTATCCAGTTGAAATTGATTTGTATAATAAGACTTGACAATAAAAAAATAAAAACTTATATAGAAAGGATAGAAAGTTATGACAATAGATTTTGAAAACGACAGAATGCAATCGGTGGAGCAAATAGATTCCGCTAAAAAATTATCTGACAAGGTAATTGAATTAAAAGATTTAGAAGACGAAATTGCAAATGCAGAAGAGTCTGTAAAAAAATTAAAAGAAAAAGCATTACATTTATCAGCAATAGAAATTCCTGCAATGATGGATGAAATGCAAATTACAAAATTAAAGCTTAAAGATGGCGAAGCAGTAGAAGTCAAAAAAATCTACGGCGCCACTATTCCTAAAGATAAACAGGAAGAAGCTTTTGAATGGCTTCGTAACAACGGACTAGGTGATGTTATTAAAAATGATATCACTGTTACCTTTGGTCGTGGCGAAGATAACAAGGCAGCAGCATATGCTGACCTTGCACGAGGCAGCGGGTTTGAACCTATCCAGAAAATTGGAGTGAACCCAATGACACTCAAAGCATTGGTCAGGGAACGACTTGAATCTGGACAAGACGTTCCTGCCGACCTATTTAAACCGTTTGAGGGTAACCAAACAAAAATCACAAGGAGATAATCGATGAGCGATACAAGAAACGCGGTAGCGACAAAAAAAGCAGCGGGAGCATTATCAAATATATTATTTGAAGATGACTCACACGCAGGTTTTGAAAATGTGAAGACAGAATCTCTGGCTCCACCTATTTTAAAACTATTACAAAACGGTTCAGCTGAAGCAAAAAAGATGAACCAAAATTACATTCAAGGTGCAGAACCTGGAATGTTACTCAATACTGTTACGAAACAGTTATATGATGGTAGCAAAGGAATAAATGTAATTCCTTGTTATTACAAACTTGAGTATCAAGAATGGTCAGACTTTGGAACTGGATCAGGTAGACCTGAACAGATTTATCCTGATACATCTGATATTATAAGTAAAACCACTAAAGGTCCTGATGGAAAAGACAGATTATCAAACGGTAATTATGTTTTAACTGTTGGACAACACTTTGTAATTATTGTCGGAGACAAGAATACAGAGACTGCAATGATATCTATGAGTTCGTCTCAAGGTAAAGTTAGCAGAAAATGGAACTCAATGATGATGTCCATAACTTTAGATGGTAAGAATGGTCCTTTCACACCACCTTCTTTCAGTCATATTTATAAACTGTCTACTGTAATTAATACAGGTAAAGGACAGCAATGGTATGGTTGGAACGTAGAAAAAGTAGGTCCTCTTCAGGATTCAGCTTTGTATGAAAGAGCTAAAAAGTTTTACCACAGCTTTTCCAATAAATAAAAACAAATGGGCGGCAGGAATGCCGCCCGTTACAAACGGCTATGGTAAAAAAATTTATAGAAATATTTAATGGTAGAAAAACTTCTTACGGTGTAAGTGTCAATACTGGGGTCATTAGAGATGATGGTAAAAACGAATATGATTCAAAGATTAAACAGTTACCTGTAACAGAAATTTTATATCAAAAACATCTAGAAGGTATCAAACCTACATTAGGTATTATTGCAATCAATGAAGATAATAAATGTAAGTTTGGTTGTGTGGATATAGATACTTATCCAGTTGAACATCTTAAATATATTAAAACTTTAAAAGAAAATAAAATACCTACAATAGTTTTTAAATCTAAATCTAATGGAGCGCATATATTTTTATTTACTAAAGAATGGGTAACACCTTCTTTAATGCGAGTTAAGTTAAGAGAAGTTGCTGCTTTATTAGGTAAAGCAGGTGCAGAAATATTTCCAAAACAAGATTATATTAATAAAGGTCAAACAGGAAGTTTTTTAAATCTACCTTATGATGGTAAAGACAATACACAAAGATATGCATTAGATGATGATGGCAACAAACTTTCATTAGAAGATTTTTATAAATTATATGACGAAAGAGCATTAACTGAAGAACAGTTAATGAATTTATTTAAAGGTCAAAAAGAAGACGACGATTGGTTACAAGCTCCACCTTGTTTAGTTTCAATATTAAAAGAAAAACAAGCTCCAGGAGAAATGAGAAATACGATATTACTTAACGTTGCTACTTATTTAAAAAAAAGATTTCCAAATGAATGGAAATCTAAACTTATGGATTACAATAAAAAATATTGTGAGCCACCATTACCAGAAAACGAATTACAAAATACAGTAATGAAGTCTCAAGATAAAAAAGAATATAATTATGAGTGTAAGAAAGAACCATTAAGAAGTTTCTGTAATTCAAAAAAATGTAGAATTCAAAAATTTGGAGTTGGCAATGGACACATACCAATGATTGTTGAAGAAATACAAATCTATCAAACAGAACCTACGATGTATAAAGTATCCATAGATGGTGAATCTGTAGATGTAAAAGCAGAAGAATTAAATGATCCTAAGTTATTTGCAAATGCATCATTAAGACAAATTTATAAAACTTTTCCAAGTATGCCAATAAACTTGTGGAGAGAAATGATTCAAGAACATTTAAATAAAAAAGTATTTGTTACTGATATGGCAGAATCTTTTAAAGTAGATGTTATGTTGGAAGAACTATTATTAGATTATTTTAAAATGACACCAGGTCAAGATATAACATCCATTACTGTAGGTAATAGATCCTTTATAGATCACGAAAATCAAATTTGTTATTTTAGACAAAAATCACTAGAAGATTATTTAAGTAAAACAAGTTGGAAAAAGAAATGGTTTGAGACTTCACAGTTACTAAAAAAATTTTACACATTAAAATCACACAACGGTAAAGTGGGTAATCAAAAATGTAGATACTGGTCCTTACAAAAAGGAACAGGCAAGAATGCAAAAGAATTAATATTTCAAAGCCCGACTAAAGTAACACCAAACAAATTAAAACCAGCGCCATATGAAAAATAGAATTATAATACCTGGACCACCAGGAACTGGTAAGACTTATAGATTAATGCAATACCTCAAGAAAGAAGTTGAAGAATATAAAACACCACAAGATAAAATACTTTACATATCTTTTAGTAAGGCCGCTGAGAGAGAAGCTAGAAGAAGAATAGCTTATCCTAAAATAAGAGTAAGTACATTACACGCACTTGGAGCACAAGAGTTAGGATTAGATGTTAAGAAACAATTATTAAAAGGTAAGGAATGGAAAAAATTTAAAAATGCAAATCCAATATGTCAGGGTTTAAGTTTTGAAACTTTTTTAGATGATACAGGATTACCAAGATACAAAAACGTACATATGCAATTGATTGAATATTCAAGAGCAAAGAAGATTGGATTAGTACAAGCAGCTACTGAATTAAATATTACAGCTGATTTAAACTACACACAAATAATTCAGGACCAAGTAGAACAGTATAAGAAAGATACTAAGATGATAGAATTTCACGATATGATAAACGATTTCATCAGGAAGGACTTATGTCCACCTGTGGAAGCTGTGTTTCTAGATGAAGCACAAGATCTAAGTCCCTTGCAATGGGATATGTTTTTTTACATAGAAGGGCGTAGCCGTCGCTCTTATATTGCAGGGGACGATGATCAAGCCATATATAATTTTCAAGGAGCTAGTTCAGAAATATTTATAAATTTAGAAGGTACATTTGATGCACAAATAAAATCACAAAGAGTTCCTAAAAAAGTATTTGAGTATGCTAAAAAAATATTACCAAATATTACAGAAAGATTAGATAAGAATTGGCAACCTAAAGATGAAGAAGGAGAAGTGTTTGAAAATGTTTATTTGCAAGACATAGATTTTAGTACAGGAAACTGGATGCTAATTGCTAGAACCAATAAAATGTTACAACCGATTGCAGAAGAAATTTATAATCAAGGTTATAGGTTTGAAGCAAAACATAATGAGATATTACCACCAGAACCTTTGAATGCTTACAGAGTTTGGCAAAGATTAAATCAAGGTGCATACATAGATAAATATGATGCTAAAGATTTATATAGTTGTTTAAGTTATAAACTAGGTCACGTTGAATATGGATTCTCATCAGGTAAGAGTCTAGATAGTATTGATAGTGTCGATATTGATACACTTAGAATGGAACACGGGTTGCGAGTGACGGGGAGCTGGGAGCAATTTAATATATCACAACACATTAAAGATTATATGAACGTATTACTGAATTCAGGTGATGATCTAATGAGCAAACCTAGAATAAAAATATCTACAATACATCGTGTAAAAGGAGAAGAGGCAGACAATGTTGTTTTGTTTTTAGATCTTAATAGAGTGATCTACAAAGCATCACAATTTAATGCAGACCCAGAACACAGAACGTTTTTTGTAGGTGTAACAAGAGCAAAACATAACTTATTCTTGATGCAACCAACATCAGAATATCAATATAACATAGGAGGATCAATATAATGACAACAAAAGATATGTTTGAAAAAGCATTTCCACAAGAAAAGCAGATAGGCGGTTCACATTATAAATCGTTTCACATTCAACCATATGAATTTATATCTAAAAATAATCTTAGCTTCTTTCAGGGGAACGTTGTGAAGTACGTTTGTAGATACCAGAATAAAAATGGAATAGAGGATTTAGAAAAAATAATCCACTATTGCGAATTAGAGATAAAAAAGATAAAAGATATGAAAAGGAAGAAATGAAATATAA